ATGACAGGTACAAGTGTATCTGTGTCAGGTGCTGTTACTGGCGCAAGTGTTGTTGGTGGCGTGATGACAGGTACAAGTGTATCAGTCACCGGCAACATCACAGGTGGCAATGTGCTAGGTGGAGCCAACGTCAATGCCACGTTGTTTACAGGTACCACAGTAAGTGTAACAGGTAACATTACCGGTGGCAATGTGTTAGGTGGAGCCAACGTCAATGCCACGTTGTTTACAGGTACCACAGTAAGTGTAACAGGTAACATCACAGGTGGCAATGTGTTAGGCGGAGCCAACGTCAATGCAACTACACATACAGGGTCCACAGTAAGTGTCACTGGTGCAGTGACTGCCGCATCAGTAGTGGGTGGAGTGATGACTGGTACAAGCGTATCTGTGTCAGGTGGGGTTACAGCCGCATCAGTAGTGGGTGGAGTGATGACTGGTACAAGCGTATCTGTGTCAGGTGGGGTTACAGCCGCATCGGTAGCAGGAGGCGTAATCACAGGCACATCCTCATCAGTAACTGGTACTGTAACAGGTGCAAGTGTTGTGGGTGGCGTGATGACAGGTACAAGTCTTAGTTTGTCAGGCAATACCACATCTGGTAATGTACTCACAGGTGGATTGATTTCTGCAACTGGTGCCATCACAGGCGCGGCAATCACTGGCTCAAGTTTAACAGTATCAACTGGAAACATCACAGCTGGTAATTTAATAATTAGTGGTGCTATTACTGACTCAGCTCAGTTAGACATTCAAACATCTGCAGCCAACGCCAACATAGTACTCACACCAAATGGAGGAGGCAATGTAAACATCAGTTCTAATATCATGCCTACAACCAATGGTCTTGCCAACATTGGCAATGCAACGCTTAGTTACAACACCATATTTGGCAAAGCAACCACAGCACAATACGCTGACTTGGCAGAAAATTATTCAGCAGATGCAGAATATGCTCCAGGTACTGTGCTGATATTTGGTGGCAACAATGAAGTTACTATCAGTTGTGTTGTGGCAGACGCCCGAGTAGCTGGTGTGATTTCTACCAATCCTGCTCACTTGATGAATAGCACACTTGAAGCAGAACATGTTGCGGCAGTTGCATTGACCGGACGAGTTCCAACCAAAGTAGTTGGCACAATCCGCAAAGGTGACATGATGGTCACAGCCGGCAATGGACATGCACAAGCCAGTGCAGCACCAGCAATAGGCACTGTGATTGGCAAAGCATTGCAGGACTTTGATGGCGATTCTGGCACAATTGAGATTGTTGTGGGAAGAGTGTAATAAGTTACACAATAAAAATTGTGTAATGGTGTTGTGCGTATAAATTATAGCACACCCTATGACAATATCCATGCAAATAGCCACTCAAGGTTTAGTTAAATCCACACTGGATGCCGGCGGAAGCATACATCCGCTGATTATTCCGGCCAAAGATACCAATGGCACCGGTCTTATGAATCCGTCTGTGTATGTTGACGGCAATGAAATTTTGTGTATTTTACGACATGTGAACTACACCTTGTATCATTCAGAAAACAAAAGGTTCCAACACAGATTTGGACCCTTGCAGTATCTGCACCCTGAAAACGATCCGCACCTGCGTACCTGGAATTATCTGCTGACCTTGAATGCAGACCTGTCAATCAAGGCCTGTCAAAAGATCGACACCTCTCAGTTTGATCAAGAACCTCTTTGGACATTTGTGGGACTTGAAGATGCCAGACTGTTTCGCTGGAACCAACGTCTATACATCAGTGGTGTGCGAAGAGATACCACAACCAATGGTCAAGGTCGTATGGAATTGAGTGAGTTGGAGGTGACCGATCATGCAGTGACAGAAATTGCAAGAACTCGTGTGCCCGCACCTGGCGTCAACGACACTTACTGTGAGAAAAATTGGATGCCCATATTGGATCATGTGGGTCATTACATAAAATGGAGCAATCCCACTGAAGTTGTGCAATATGACGAGGTATCTGACACATGTGTGACTGTGGCGTTGAATCAAAGCAAAAGCGTGGCAAACGTGCCGGCCTTCAGAGGCAGCAGTCACGTGATACCTTATGGCGACTACTACCTGGCCTGCACACACGAAGTGGACTTGTTTAACTCCCCAGCTGGTGAAAAAGACGCGGTATATAGACATCGCCTGGTGGTCTGGGATCGGGATTGGAACATGGTGAGATACACCGATCCCTTTAGTTTTATGGGTGCAGACATTGAGTTCTGTTGCGGTGCCGCCTGGCATGACAATCATTTGATGTTGAGTTTTGGATTTCAAGACAATGCAGCATTTATTTTGAAAATGCCTCGCCATCTGGTGGATGAGATTGTATGGCCCTCACACACGCCTTGGTTTTCCAACATCAACGACACAGCCAAAAACTTTGACTGGGGCAAAATGGCTCGTAACACCTGGTTCTTCAACACAGTCAGCAAAGAAGTATTTGTGGACAAGGTATACGAAAAGTTTTTTGAAGTTGAGCCAGGTGACACAGTGCTTGACGTTGGAGCAAGTGTGGGTCCATTCTCCTGGAGTGTGGCACACAAAAAACCAAAACAGTTGATTTGCCTTGAGCCTGAATTGGAATTTTATCAAACTCTGGAGAAAAATTTAGCCGCCACCGGCGTGCCGTTTGTGGTCATAAACAAAGCACTGGGTGCCAAGGATGGCGCAAACTATGTGGCCGGCCTGTACGACGAAACCAAACAAGCCATCACTGACGGCACAGATGGCTCAATAATGGAAACCATTGCATTTGATACCTTGGTCCGTGAACACAAAATACAACAGATTGATTTCTTAAAAACCGATTGTGAAGGTGGCGAGTACGACATATTCAATGAAAAGAACTTTGAGTGGATTCAACATCACGTGAAAAAAATCACAGGTGAGTTTCATCTCAACACACCAGAACTCAAGGCAAAATTTAGAAAATTTCGTGATCTCTACCTGGCCAACATGGTGAGTCACAGAATATTCAGTATGGACAATGTGGATATCAAACATGATCTCTGGAGCGACTGGTTCATTGAACACTACATGGCCATAACCATATACATTGACAATCGTGTGCCATTGGAGCAAAAAACCAAAATCAACACATTCCCTTGGCCCACTCTTGAAATAACTACTATTGTGCCAGAAAAAGGTTGTGTGGTAGACTGTGTGTTTTGTCCACAACGTGTGTTGGAACAGGCCTATCAAGGCGAAAGAACCATGACCGTTGACAGTTTTGCAGCCATGATCGACACAGTGCCACCTGAGGTGCGCATAACTTTTTCAGGTTTTATAGAACCTTGGATGAACAAGAACTGCACCGACATGTTGTTGTTGGCACATGATCGTGGACATCCTGTGAGTGTGTTTACCACAGGAGTCGGATTGAGTGTGGCAGATCTTGAACGCATTGTACATGTGCCATTTGCTGGAGGTCCCAACGGAGGATTCACACTGCACTTGCCTGACAGTGAACTATTGGCCAGACACCCTATAACTCCAGGATTTATCCGAAGCATGGAGTGGCTGAGCCAAAATCGCAATCGAATACAGAATTTTTATGTGATGAACATGGGACACCATGTGCATGATAGTGTGCGACACTTGTTTGACTGGGCACCCAAACCCATCATGTGGGGCAGAGCCGGCAATCTCAGCAGAGAGGCAGTGCTTAAACCAGAATTGGCCGAATTGTCCAGCAGTTGGCAAGAAAAAATTCACACAGATGGCGTTCGCACCTGTGGATGTGTGGAACATCTCTATCACAATGTGTTGTTGCCCAACGGCGATGTGAGTCTGTGTTGCATGGACTATGGCCTGGACAACATCATTGGCAACCTCAAAACACAAACATATGAGCAAGTGATACCACAAGCACAAACATGCTATGACATTTGTACTCGTTGTGAAAATGGTGCACATCCTGCACCGCAACCTGTGAAGTTTTACCCATGAAACAATTGTTAAACTACATCCACAATCAAGAAGATGCACGGGCAAATTTTGCTCTGGGCTGTGAATACGAAGACATAGGTCAAACAGGTGCTGCTATATCTTTTTATCTCAGGGCTGCTGAACGATCGACCAGTGACATTCAACAGTACGAAGCCTTGTTACGCATGGCCATCTGTTTTGCCGCGCAACGCACAAGGGATGACACTGAAAAAACCATTTTAGAAAAAGCCATTGTGCTCATGATGCATCGTCCCGAGGCATATTTTTTATTGAGCAAGTACCACGAAGCAAGACAAAATTGGCAAAACAGTTACACCATGGCCTGTTTTGGCCTGGCCCAAGCTCAACTTGATCTGCCACTTTTGCCAACTCACATGGGTTACCCTGGATCCTATGCTTTGTTGTTTCAAAAGGGTGTGGCAGCATGGTGGGTGGGTCACAGAGAAGAGTCTCGACAGATCATGCGAGATCTCAAACTCAATCATGATCTTGATCAAAATCATCAGACCGCAGTTGACAACAATTTAAAAACTTGTGGGTGGCCTACAGAATCAGTTGAAGTAATTCAGCCTCTGAAGCTGCCACGAGCACCTGTGGTGATACCCATAGTGGCCAACTCTACTGTGAATAGATCATGTGAGCAAGTCAACAACAACTACACCAAAGGCATTTGGATTGTGGACAACTTTTATCAAGATCCTGATGCAATACGAGCCTTGGCTTTGGAACAGGAATACGACCATGGTGGTATCAATCGATACTACATAGGCAGTCGCACCAAACAACAATTTCTATTCCCTGGACTCAAACAAGAATTTGAACGTATCATGGGAGAAAAAATCACTCGTTGGGAAGAGCACGGTATGAATGGCCGCTTTCAGTATTGCACAGAAGGTGAACCCTTGGCACATCACTGTGACGATCAAAAGTGGGCCGGCATGTTGTATCTCACTCCTGATGCACCTTACAGCACAGGTACATCAACTTTTGCACTGAAAAATACCAACATACGCCATAGAGATCATGAGGGCGTCAGACAGGCATTTAGACCAGGATCAAAAAATCTTGACAGAACAATTTTTGAACCAGTGGATGTGTTGGGCAATGTATACAATCGTTTGATGATTTTTAACGCAGGATATCTACACAGTGCAAATGAATATTTTGGCTACAACATGCAAAATTGTCGCCTGTGGCAAATATTCTTTTTTGATTAATTTTAATTTAAAAAATCTTGCTCAACCAGCATGATCTTTTGTTGCACTGCATCGATGTTCATGGTGTTCCACAACCCAGGATGCATGGGTTTGGGCCAAGTGCCTGCATCAATCCAGGCGTAGCCCAGGTGTTCGTAGTTAAGTCTGGGAGTGAATTCAGTATCCACAACACAAATCCAGGTGTGATATTCAAAGGCTGAATCTGCTGATGTAAATTTTTCCAGTGGTACCAATCTCAAGTAAGTGGGAAAGAATCCCAGTTCTTCAATGCACTCACGTTCCATACCACCCAACAATGTTTCGCCTGTTTCGATCTTGCCGCCGGGCAGGCCCCAGGCACCTGGATGCTTGACATCGTTGCGTAAGAGATAAAGATAGCGTTTGGTGTCCCGGCTGCGGAACCACACACCCACTGCTTTCAAAGCACTAGACTCCATGTGCCTCCAACATACACACCTTGATAACTCTTGATCCAGGAATCGCCATCCCATTCATATTGAATCCCAGTAGTGATATTTGTCACATACTGGCCAGTTGGCTGTCCAATGGCTCTAAAAACCACTTTCCAATAGTTATTAGCGTATTCAATAATATCATTGGCCTCTGCAATCAAGGGCCTTCCATTGGCGCCAACCCAGGCTGACGCTGGTCCAACATTATTTTGTGAACCAGTAGCCTCGGTCAATAGATAGCGTTGACCTTCTATGGCTGAATCCAGGCCATCGGCAGGACCACTTATCAATGGGTTGATCACAGCATCAATAGGATCCAGTGTGTTTTGTGGCACAGTGTCGGGATCAACATCAAACAACACAAATCTATCATCATTGGGGTTTATTGCAATTGTGCCAACAATAAATGATCCATCTTGTTGTTCCAGACGAATTTGACTGATACCTGGACGTAATGTGCCGTACATGCTGATCACAGCCGGCCAAAGTAGGCTACTGCCCGACACAATCGACGCAGGGTCAAGGTCATTGTTGCTGCCATTTGGTACAATAGTACGTGGTTGCAAACACTGCAATTGATTGCCAATCACTACCAATTCATAATTGCCTGGAGTGATTAACACTCTAGTGCCCAACAACAGATCATTGTCTGTGACAGCATTACTCAAATCACCTTGAGCGTCATACATGCTCATGATAATGCGTTCAACCACGCCCAGTTTCTTGACCTTGGCCGGCGCTGAAATCCAAATTGGCAATGAGAATTTGATAGTGGCCATGTCAATGGGATTTTCTGTGCCTATGGGTACAGTTCTTGAAGTCCAGGTCACTGCCTCTAAATCAACCACACTCAAACTGGTCCAGTCAATGAAGTTGTCTGTGCTTTGCACTTCTAAACTGGGATTGAACAAGGTCAGCAGTTGTTCCAACAACTGCATTTTTTGATTGGTATTTGAGGTCCAAATATCCAGTGTGATCCCCAGCTTGTAAGGCACAGGCATGAGTCGTTCTATGGTAAAGGCATTGCCTTGTGTGGTCTCATAAGATTCAGTGGCAGTGTCGTAAGTGCGTTGGCGTACATTGACCTTGCTCACATGATAGGGCTCTTGCATTCTAGGGCGATCGTAATCTAAACTTGATACGTAGAAAGTCATCAACGGTGAGGCTGGCATTGAGTTACGACTATTCTCTTGGATAATGACCTGAGCATTGCGACTGGCGTCTCCATAACGAACAGGTACACGTATCAGGGTGGCATTGTTGACACCATCTGTTTCGTTGCCATATTCAATTTGAAAGTTGCTGATGATCCGGGTAAACTGTAGTAGGAAACGTCGGATTTGGGCATCGTAAAAATACATTTGACTCATAATTAACTCGATTTCTGGCCTGGTTGTGTGTTGGGATACGGATTAGAATCTTGAAATCCATCTTGATCACCATTGTCAGCACGTGGTCGAAGAATTTCACTGAGACTCTGCCGACTGGGAATATTGCCCATGTCTGTGGTACGTGTTGTATATGTATTGTTAACAAAGCTGGAGCGCAAAGTATCGTTGGTTGGACCATTGTTAAGGTTGGTACGTACCTTGTCTTCAATCTTGACCCAACGTCGACTGTCATAACGGAACAATCGATTGGGGAAATAATCCAATCGCAAGCAGTAGTCGCCGGCTGAAGGATTTAACGGGAACTGTACACCAGTAACAACTGGCAACCCATTTGGTGGCACACCATCTCCAGTGAGATAACCAACGGTATAACCATCGGCTTGAGGGGTTATATTCATACCACCTTGTGTGCCATCCACAGTGACATTGGAAGCAGTAGTCAGTGATACAGGATTGGCTGATTGCCCATCTGCCAAAGTTGGCAAAATATACAACGGTTGGGTATCGTAACCACTTACAGGAACTTCAACATCAGCTTGTGCAAGAATAGCATCGTTGATTTGGTTGTCCTTGGTGCGAGTACTAAACACTTCACTTTGTGTGGCTGGATTGTATAGTTCCCAATAATTGGTATTGGTGATTTCTGTACCAGCAGGAGTATTTTGTCGAGCACGATAGTACACGTCACCATAGTTGGTAATCCATCCAGTGGGATAGAAATTGCCTGGATCCCAAATATTTTCGCTGACCACTGGCTTCTTGAGTATGTCTTTGAACTCTTGATTGTTAGTCATTGGGGTTGCTTTCACACGCCAGGTGTGTGGCAACCAAGTTTGGCTCATGCCTTCTGTAGCAAAGTCTGCATCCTGTACCACATAGTATCTGGGTAGGGGTTGTGGAATGGCGGCGTTTAGTGGATTATAATCTTTCAAGTTGGGCACTTCCAACACATCGCCGTTCATGAGTTTGCGACCAAAGGTGTCAATCATGTCATTGTAGTGGAATGTGATAAACAGTGTATCGTTGTTTAAAAACAGTCCAAATTGTGTTAGGTCAAAGTCAATGTCTTGATGATTGTAAACGCCTCGCATACAATACACATCTTGATCATAAATTCTGTCACGGTTTTCTAGCAACAGCAAGTCTTGGATGTTCAGTGGATCCAGGGTTTCGTATATGGGTTGAGTGATATCATAGTTGCCGGAAAATGCCGAATCCTCACCGCCAGTTTGCGGCCCCATGTATTTGTGGACAAAAATATCCATTCCTCCAACGGTGTACATTTCGGAGATTGTGCGATCCAAAAATTGGTAATCGCGGGTTCGATTTGGGCGGTATAGGCTTAGGCGTGGCATAATGTAGTATTTATGGGCAGGTTGACTAATAAATCCCAAAGTGCTATAATTACTGTATTACCACTAAAGGAGCCCTGATGAAACCCGTTAAACTGCTGAACCCACGTAGTTCAGATACCAATGTCATGGGCGGGGAACCTCCGTGGAAAACGCAACCCACAGAAAACCGCATCAGTGCCCTGAGCAAAGCATTCAGTTGGTACAACTACTTCTACGGCAAAAAAGATGCTCGTGACATGATTGTGAACTATTTAGAGTCACAGGATCGCAAGGCGGATGTGCGAGTACTAAAAAGTATTCCAGATAGTGCAATACGCCTGACCACAGGCTGGTTGTGTCGCATGAAGATGGTGGGATTGGAACTGAGTGAAACAGAACAGATCAAACTGGACAACTTGCTGAAAGAAATTTTATCCAGTAAACAAACAGAAGAAGTGGATGCTGAGCCAGCCGCAGAAGGCCCGGCCCGGCCAAACATACAAGATCGCTTGAGAGAAAAAGTTGGTGAGTGTGCTGGCGAACTAGACGGCATGTTTGACGAGTTCATGATGGCTGGCGCCAAAATGTCAGCAGACTACAAGCCTATCATGGTGATCCGTGGTATGAACGTAGCACCACAAATGGTCAATGAAATTGCCAATCGCTGGAAACGCAAATTGGCAGAATTTGAAGAAGCAGTAGAAGGCAAAGATCCATTACTGGCCGAAGCATACTCATACCTGACCAAGATCCAATTGCGTAACTGTGTGAAGTTTTGCGAAGCGGTGATCAACGACTGCGGTGCTTATGTACAGATCAAGAAAGTGGAACGCAAACCACGCAAGGTCAAAGCAGTACCCCCAGAAAAACGTGCCG